TGAGCGAATTGGTGAGGACGCGGCAACGCACCGAGCCCGCCAACGGCAAGCGCACCCGGGTGCAGCTCGAAGAGGACGAGGAGGCTCCGGAGCCGCTGCGACCGCTGCGCGGACAGGGGCGAATCGAGGAAGGGCTTGGGGACGACGTCCCCGATGATGTATGGTTCCAGCGCTTCAAGGATCGCGTCCTCGACAAGCCGAGACCCCACTAATGGCTGCAGATCTGTTGACGATTCAGTCGGTCACCAAGGAGGCGATCAAGCGCTTCCGGGAGAGCGGCCCGCTCGTCAGTCAGCAGTCGCTGGCGGAGTATTACCTGCAACAGGGGATCCTGCAGAAGGCAATTGCAGGCATCGTGGGGGACGCGCCTGACGCTCCGATCTGGCAGCAAACGGCTACCGAGATGCTGGAGCAGGTCCGGGCCAAAGAGGCGCAGATAGCTCCGGGGCTGGCTGAGCTGAACGAGATCTACGGGAGCCCTCTGCCGGCTCCCCCGCGCAAGCCGCGCAAGCCGCGTGTCAAAGCGGCCCCCAAGCTGTTAGCTCCGAGCTGGCCGCCGAGGCGTGAGCTGATCTTCGAAGAAGAGGTCGCTCCGGTTGAGGTCAGTGTCCCCGAGATCGCTATCACTGTCGTCTACGGTCACATGCTCGTGCGGCATCACTCTCCTGAAGGTTTCGTCTGTCAGGCACGATAGTCTGATCGCCCTCCAGCAGGCGTAAAAGGCTGAGAGGCTCGTAATCCGGCATCGAGCACCGGACCCGGATGTCCTGCCGCTTTTAGCGGTGTGCTCTCTCCGAACCCGAACCCGCCGCCCCGGAAAGGCATGGCGACAACTTCCTGCGTCGAGCCATCGGCGCTACCGGACATCTTAAATGCCGAATAATATTCTCACGATCAGCATGATCACTCGTGCTGCCGTCAGGATTTGGAAGAACACGAACTTCTTCCTGCAGAACATCTCGACGCAGTACGACAACCAATACGCTCGGGAAGGTGCGAAGATCGGCACCGCGCTGAGGATCCGCCTCCCGAACGAATACACCGTGCGCCACGGGGCCCCGGCTCAGCCGCAGGACACCGTCGAGCAACAGGTGGTCATGACGCTCGCCACCCAAGACGGGGTGGACGTCTCCTTCAGCTCGCTGGAACGGACGATGCAGATCGACGACTACGTCGAGAGAGTGCTTGCGCCCAAGATCGCGTTTTTGACGGCGGACGTCGCCTACACGATCATGGCAGGCATTGCCGAGGGCGGGGTCGCGAACTTCGTCTCCAACGTCGATGGGGCGGGGGCGATTGCCCATCCCACCCAACTGCAGGCACTGCAGGCCCGCGCCATCCTCATGAACCAGTCGGCACCTCCGGGGGCCCGCAAGCTGGTCATGAATCCGAACACGGGCGCGGTGATGGTGAGCACCCTGACCGGCTTGCTCAACCCGGTCCCGACAATCTCCCGCCAGTACATGGAAGGCACCATGTACGACGCCCTCGGGTTCAAGTGGTTCGAGGATCAGACGACGATCAACCACACGACCGGGACGTTCACTGCCGGCACAGTGGCCGGGGCAGGCCAGACCGGCACTGCCATCTTGGCGACCAATGCCATCACCGGGACCCTCCTCGCGGGGGACTTCATTACGATCTCCGGTGTGTTTGGGGTGAATCGGCTGACCCGTCAGTCGACCGGCAGGCTGCGGCAGTTCGTGGTGACCGCTAACGTCCTCACCGCTGCCACCTCGATTCCGATCTATCCGGCTCTGGTGGGTCCGTCGGGCATCAACCCGGTTCAGTACCAGACGGTGACGGCATCGCCGCTTGCCAGTGCCCCGATCAGCTTGGTGAACCTCCCGAACGAGATCTACACCAAGAACATCGCCTACACCCCCGACGCCTTCACAATGGCGACGGCGGATCTCGAACTCCCGGAAGGTGTCTGGGAGCGCAGCCGAGCCCAGTTCGATGGCGTCAGCATGAGGTCGATCTTGGCCTACAACCCGCAGACCGACCAAGCCATCGACCGTTTGGACGTGCTCTTCGGCTTCCTCGCCGTCCGGCCCGAATGGGCAGTCGTAGTAGCAGACACGCCGTAGGCACTGTCTGCGACCCGACCGCTCAGGGGAGAGGGACCCCCAGACCCCTCTCCCCAATCTCTCAATAAGGATCCACACAATGGAAAATATCGGCATGCCCGACGGCTCGGTGATCACGCCCGAGATGATCGCCGCCGCCATGCAGTTCATCGCTAACCAGCAGTCCCAGACGCGGCCCCGCCCGACGGGGCTCCTCCCGCCGAACATGATCCGGGGCGTCAATCCCAATTACCGTTACGAATACCGGGAATACCCGAAGGCTCTGATCCCGCCGGATGTCATCGTCTCGAATCGGACGGAGGAGAGCGTCTGCCGGGTCAGGTGGCAGGAGCCGCTTCCTTGGCCGACCAACAGCCCCGAAGGGCGTGAGCTGATCGAGCAGTACTACGCCCGACAGGAATACCCCAAGCGGATGACGCCGCCTCCTGTGGCCGCGAAGGACGCCGCCGAGGAGGCCTCCTACCGGGCCGCGTGGCGCGAAGACTTCGGGGACGTCGACATCTATCCGATGTGGATGTTTCACGCGACCAATCAGCCGGTACTGGTCGGCAATCGCCAGCAGAAGGAAGCGCTCGGCGACGGCTGGTTCCCGAACCTGATGGACGCTTGGAACCACGTTCGCGGAATCCGTCCGGAGCAGACCCCCGACAGCGAGGTGGAGCGGGCCGACCTCATGCTGCGAGCCGACGCCCTCGGTCTCGCCTACGACATGCGGATCCAGCTCGGTCTCCTTCGCCAGCAAGTGGAGACGGCAGAAGCCAAGGCCGCGTGACATGCCAACCGCTCGGGACATCATCACGCAGGCGTATGATGACGCCGGCATCAGCGGCACTGGGCTGACGCTCAGTGCCCCGTTGATCAACAAGGGCTTCAAGAGCCTCAACGACCTCTTGGCGCAGTGGCAGGGGACGAGGTGGATGGTCTACCACCTCAACCCCATCGATCTGCCCATGACCGGGGCCACCAACTACTCCGTCGGCCCCGGGGGGCTGTTCAATCTCACTGCTCGCCCGGACCGGCTGGAAGCGGCCCGGATCATTCAGAAGAGCCCTCCGCCGCCCAATGACGTCGGCTGGCCTCTGAAAGAGATCGGCTCGATGGAGGGCTACAACAACATCCGAATGCAGCATCTCGGGTCGTTCCCGCAGTTCTACTTCTACGACTCGGACTTCCCCCTCGGCTTTGTCTACTTCTGGCCCCTGCCGTCCTCGCTCTATACGGCGAGGATCATAACCAAGGAGATCCTGCCGCAGTTCGTCACCCTCAACGACGACATCGGTCTGCCGGGGGTCTACTTCCGGGCTCTGCGCTTCACCCTTGCGGAGGAGCTGCGGATGGCGAACGGGATGCCGGAACGGCCGGACCTGAAGGAGAAGGCCACCGGGGCCCGGGAGGTGATCAAGGTGGCGAACTTCCAATTGCCAGTCCTTGAGATGCCGGAAGAGCTGGTCCGTCGCGCCAACTACAACGTCTTCTCGGATAATACGATCTGATGCCGCAGGTCCCGATCCTCGGCGGAGCCTACCAGTCGCGGGCGATCATCGCGTCGTCACAGCGCTGCATAAATTTGTACCCCGAGGGGAATGACGACAAGCAGGCCCCGGCTCCCGTCACCCACTTTCCCACGCCGGGGCTGGTGCGGTTCGGGGCCCCGCCTGTCGAAGATGCCGGTCGCTGCATCTACGCCTCCTCCCGGGGGCAGTTGTTCGAGGTGGTTGGAGGCAACGTCTACTTCGTCAGCCCGGCGAGCCAGTACACGCTGCTCGGGACGATCCCGAACGGGATTACCCCGGTGAACATGGCTGACAATGGGAACGTGATCCTGATGGTTGACGGCTCTTTGCAGGGCTGGGCCATCGACATGACCAGTCTCGCCTTCAAGCCCGTCAACGACCCCTATTTTCTCGGCGGCTCGCACGTCACCTACCTCGACGGGTTCTTCATTTTGAACGTGCCGAGTTCTCAGGTGGGGGTGCCGGGATTCGGTCGCCGCTGGTACATCAGTCTGTTCGCGGTGACGTTCGACAATCTCTGCAACGGGGTGATGGCGTCCCCGCCGACCTACTTCGCCTTCGATGCCAATGATTGGGCCACCAAGGGCGGATATCCGGACGCGGTCCTTGGCGTGATCGCCTGCCACCGTAATCTCTGGATCGTCGGCTCTCTCTACAGCGAGGTCTGGTACAACACGGGCGGGGCTGACTTCCCCTTCTCGATCATTCCCGGGGTTTATGTCGAGCACGGGGTCATCGCGCCCTACTCGATTGCCTCGCAGGACTTGGTGGTCTTCTGGCTGACCCGGGACCGCTATGGCATCG